AAATGATCATCTATTAATACAACTAATATATCACCTATGTGATCAATAAATTCTTGACTATCTGTATCAGCGTCAATTCTATTTTCAATCACAGTATAATCAAACTTCATTGGCAACATTTCACCAACTTTTTCTGACTCTGGTGCAAAACCAACTTTACCATATTTGTAAACAATATCAGCAAATGGTCCACTAATAAGTTTTATGCCTGTAAAATCTTCACCTTGTTTTTCTACAAAGACATAATCTTCATTATGTTTAGGACTGGTCGTCTGATGTGGTTTCGGATATTTGTTCTTCGCCATACTTAAATTCTTTCTTAGCAGCTTCATCAAGTTTCTGTAAAATATCTTGTGTAAAATATTTTTCAGGTTCATTGTTTATAGTTTTACCAAATGATTTACTACCATCAGGCAACTCTATTCTTGTTGATACTTGTTTGAAAATATTATGTTTCAATGCTAAATCTAATAAACCGTAGTGTCTATCTAAACCTTTATCATAAGTTAAACGAACATCTACAACTTTATTTTCTTTTGTTAATCTTGACTTATAGTTTTTACAATGTATGATATTACCTATGACTTCTGTGCCATCTTTTTCTTTTCTTTTAGAAAGGTAGACGATAGAACTAGCCGCATATTTGAGACCAGAACCACCGCCCATTTCTTTTTGAGGGAACATACTACCAACAACATCATAAGTATGGTTAGTGATCACTAGGGGAACTTTTGCCTTGCCTAGTTTTAGTGTTAATACTCTAAAGGCAGCCTTGACTATTTGTGCCCTTGTCATATCTTTAGTTTCTTTACCTGCCTGTGTATCTTCAATCTCTTTGGTTGTAGATAACATACCAAGACTATCTAATACAAGTAACAATGGTTTTCTATCTGCAGGATCTTGAGCGATATACTTATCTAATACTTGTAATGCTTGGTGTCTAAACTCTTGAACAGTAGTAACTGGCATGATGACCATACGACTACTATCTATATCTCTTTCTTCAATGATATCTTTGGTAACAGCAGACTCACTTTCAAAAAATATTACACCACCCTCTGGGTTTTGATCTAAAAAGTTTTTACACATACCTAATACAAAGAAAGTTTTACCTGTTGCACTTTCACCTGCGATGGCAGTTATCTTGTTTGCTGGTAGACCTCTATGAATACTACCACCTAACAATGCGTTAAATATGTAAGAACCTGTATCAATAAAATCTGTTACGTCACCTGACGCACCATCTGATACTAAACTAGCATATTCGTTACCAGTTTCTTTTATAATATCTTTTAAAAAATCACTCATTTTTTGTTACCTCAACTTTATATTCTACTCTATTTTTTACTGTTTTGAAGTTACTAGCATATTCTTTTTCACGATACTCACCTCCTTCAATACGATCAGTGTAAATAGAATCTAGTTCCCATTTACCTTTCTTGCCATTGATTTCTCTTTTATATACTATAACTGTCATAACTTATTATACATGAATTATTTATTTTTGTCAAGCAAAGAACTCATCTAAAGTTGCCTTTCTTGAACTTTTAAATAGGTCTGTTTTAGGACCAAAGCACCATACGTTTTCTATGAACATCTTATTCATAAACTCATTCAATTCCTCTTTAGTTTTAAACTTTGTTTTACCTTGTGGTCGTTGCATAATTCTCATACCAATCTGACCTAAAAATTTATCTTGAAACTTATCAACTAGTTCATCACCAGAACGATAACGAACACCATGAACTTTAGGATCCATAATATTTACAAACATAAACTTTGATATGTTCATAGTTTTTTCTGCAACTGGTAAATAAAAATCATCACGCCATTTATCATACTCGTTGAACTTTGCCCACGATTGATCTTCTTCATGTTCACCGCCTTTATTATATTCTTCGGTAGAAAAGTATGGTGGACTTGTAAACGCACAATCTATCTGTGGTAGTTTATGATATGGCAAATCTTCAGCACCACATCTCCATATGGTCACCTTTTTAGGTTTTGATAAAAGTTTATTATATGAACTTATCTGTTCTTGATATCTTTGATAAGTATTAGGATTAGGATCACAACCATAATATTCTTCGGCATCAGAAGCAAAGAAACCAGCAAGTCTATCACCCCAACCACAACTAGTATCTAATACAGTTTTTGCATTTGTGATATCATAGATTGCCTTTGCAACAACTGGTTTAAATTGTGTTGCGATATAAGTACCTAATCTAAATGCTGATACATAACTTTTAGCATTTAACTCGCCACCAATTAGTTCTTCTTTACCTTCTATCATAACTTTTTGAACACCATTGATACCTCGCCATATTGGTCCTAAACATTTCCAAATATCATAAGCGTCATTATTTTCCCATCTTGTTTTTGGTGCTTCAAATCCATAACTACCACATTCTAATCTCAGGTCTTGCATAAAATAATTTGATACATCATTAAATGTGCTAGGACCATTTATTAAACCAAGACCATATTTACTATATGAATATTTGTAATCATCATACTTTTCAAATACTTCTTTTTCTATTTCTTCATTTGGTATACAAATAGAAGATGTATCAAATTTTTGTAAATCGTAGAAACATTTTCTCATATCATCTTTGGATATTTCTTTGAGAGGAAATACAGGTCTTTCACTTGCGATATAGTCAGCAAGATGTGTTCTCATTTTTTCTTTGCCGTAGGTTTTATTCAGTAATTCAAATGACTTGTTATCTAGTATGGGTAGTTTATCATCGCTAGCAGCGTCTAAAAGACGATTATATAGTGTATTATCTCTAGTATAATGTGTAAATGCGTTTTCTTTCATATTAAAAAAATCCATCTAGTGTTGCTTGTTTCTCAAAGTTCCAACCAATTGCATTGACAATAAATCGTAGTGGTTCTAAAAATGACTTATCAAACTGTTCATCATAGTTTATAAACTTATGTAAGTTAAACTCTTTTGGTAAAGTGGATGGAAAAGATATAACTTTTTCTCGTAACGGATTAGGTTCTTTCAAAACAATAAATTTAATTTTATCACCCTCTTGTATTTCTTCATACTTAACTAACTTATTTTTAATCAATAAATGATTATACAACAACGCACCTTTGACATGAATAGGTGTTGACTTTTGATATATGTCTGTTCTTGAACTATATTTTTTTAGATTGTTACATGATCTAGGATATGCGATTTGTTCTGGTCTTAATTTTTTAAAATGTGTTCTAAACTCATCAATAAATTGTATCAAGGCATTTTCATCTTTGTTCATAATAACTTTCAATGCTTCTTTAATTTTAATTCTACAAGGGGCAGGTGTTGAACTCTTAACTGCTTCGATACCCATGATCTTTAGTTTAGGATCTTTCATGTCAACGCCTTCTTCATTGAACACATTTAGAATATATCTTTTCTTAGCAGTCCAGATACCTTTGTTGGCAATAACTTCTCTTTTCATAAACATCTTTTGCTCATATGCGTTTACATATTTAGCAAGATTGTCAAAACTTTTATCTATTTGTTTCTGTAATTTTTCTTCACAAAATTTATCTAATACTTTTACAATCTTTCTTGTATCAGATTTATCTTTAAATATTTTATCTACAACTGCACCTAGTTTTACATAGATAGAATCAGTATCAGAGGCAACAACATAAACTACATTTTTAGTTTTCAATAAATTATTTAGATATTTGTTTACATCTCTTTCAATCCATCTGATTGTCAACTGACCTGCCATAGTAATACCTTCAGCATGGCGAACATCAAAGTATCTAAAGTATTGATTACCTATCGCACCGTAAGCACTATTCAAAGCAATCTTTCTTGCAAGTTGTATATTATGATTAGCAGCAATATCGTTTTCATATTTTTTATCACCAGTTTGTTGATACAGATTTTTTGCTTCTAACATTTTCTTTTTGTATATCACTCGTTCTTTGTATAACTTATCCATCAACTCTGGCAAGAAACCTTTTCTATCTGTTCGAAACTGAGCACCGTTAGGTGTCATTGTAACAGTATCAAGGTCAGATAAATCTACATCTTGATATAACATTTTTTCTACACTCACTCTATTAGGATCAAATGCCACCATAGTTTCAGGCGATATATTATACTGCATAATTAAATGTGGATACAAACTATTCAAATCGAAACTACAAATCCAATCATGAAAACCTACAACTGGATCTTTTACATATGCACCTTCATAACCTTTTGATTTCTTTTCTTCAACCATTGCAGGCGGCACAATATTTTTAGTTCGTAAATGATTGTAGATGATTGTATCCCACATACGAACTTGACCAAACACATCTTGAAAGTTTACCTTTGCTTCATATGCCATAGTCAAATGTAAAGCAATCAGTTTCATTTTATCTTCTAACTTATCAACTAACTCAACGTCTTGAATATTATACTCTACAAATAATTGATGGTCATTTTGATAGAACTCTTTGAAAGTATCATATGGATTTTCAGTTTTCTTTTCGCCTAATTCTACTTCACCTATATAATCTAGTTTATAACTTTCACGCCTGACAAATGTATGTTTACGATATAGGTCAAGATAATCTAATACATCAACGCCTAATATATCCCAATAGTTTTGTTGTTTATTAAAACCTTTAGCAGTTACTCTTACACTATTAGGACTAACAACACCCCAAGGACTAAACTGTGCTAGATATTCTTCACCCATGATATATCGAAAACGATTGAACAAATAAGGTATATCAAAAAACTTTACGTTCCAACCAGTAATAATATCAGGCTCATACTCACACCAGAATCTAGTAAACTGGTGTATCAAATCTATTTCAGATTTACATTTTATATATTGAACATCATCACGGTCATTGACAAAATTATCCATGCCGAATACAATAATTCTTTTTGATGTATGATCTTTTACAGTAATACAAATCAAAGTTTCTTCAGCCTTCTCTACATCAGGAAAACCATTTTCACTTTCACACTCAATATCAATTGTAAGTAGTTTGATTTGTTTTATATCCCAATCTATCTTGCCAGGAAACTCATCTGTAATAAATGGATATTGATATCTTGTATTACCAAAATATTCAAAGTTAGTTACATCTTTGTATTCATCAATCCATTTTCTTGCTTCGTAAATGCTGTTGAACTTTACTTTGTCAACATTACGACCATCAAGTGTTTTGTATTTAGATTGATTTTTAGTAGGAATAAATAAATCAGGTTTGTAATTTATTCTGTATTTTTTATGACTACCATCATGGTTTACACCACGCACCAGTAGCTTACCTTTGAATGGTAA